AAACTTGGAGAGAAGCGCGCTCAGGCAATCATAGGATCGTTGTACTACGAAGAAGTACTGGCATTAAAAGTGGAAGATATAATCGTCAACGGAGTAGGCCCGGCGATCGCTGAAGCGTTTCTGACAGCCATTGATAAGTGGCAGAGAGACGGTTTGAGAGGACTTGAGTTAGTTAAGGTCCAAGGCACTCAAGAGATCGAGATCAAAGGGTCACTGTATGAAGGCTGGAACATTTGTTTCACAGGTTGCAGACCAACGAAGGAGATGGAACAGAGGATCGCTGAGAATGGTGGTAAGATTGTCGATTCTGTTACGAAGACTACAACTCACCTCTGTGTCAAGGATGATTTATCTATGACATCCTCAAAAGCCATAAAAGCTAAAACTCTCGGAGTAAAGATAATTTTATTTAAAAATTTGAATATTGAAAGTACAAAGTAAAGATATAATTGTTATATTTGTCTTGTTAAATAAACATAACCATTAAATCGTAAAATCATGGAAACCCTTGAAAAGAAACTGAAAAGATGTTCTACAGTTGAACTGAAGAAGAAACTCGAAAAGTTGAGTGGCGTTGAACTTGAAATAGTTAGAAATATCATCACTGCTCGTGAAGGAGATGTTCAAAAAAAAGAAACAAATGCTCCACTCGAAACTTCTATTTTTGTTGATTTCGAAGTTGCTCGCAACTCTAAGAAAGCGAAACCCGGAACCACTCTCTCGGGATTGGTTGTAGGAGAGAAGTTTAGTGAGAAAGGCAAAAAGTTTCTTCTCATCAAAACTCAAATTGGTAAGTTTTTGAAAGAAGAATCGAAATGCAAATACCTGTAGAATTAGGGAAAGAATATATCAAAGCACTCGAGACCGTTGTAACTGTTAGACAGTCTCGTTGTGCTCAATATGGTAATACATATCTCGAAGACGATTATCTATTTCTTAAATATCAAGTTGAGAATAAGATGAAGCGCTTAGATTTACAGATAATTAAAGATTCTGGGATCGAATCTTTAAAGGATAGGCAAGTTGCTCTCGATTCTGCTATTGACGCAGCAAATTATGCTATTTTTATTGTTTCAAAAATTTTAAATGAATAAAAAAGTTGCTCTTGTTACGGGAGGTCTCGGGTTTGTAGGAATACATTTGATAAGAGATCTCGTCTTTAAAGGTTTTGATGTTGTCTGTCTTGACAATAAATTTACTTCGCAAACAGATACAATCGATGATTTACAGAACGTAAGATACGTTTATGCAGATACGTCTGAGATCGATAGAGTTATGTCTAAGATAGACGTTGATATAGTATTTCATCTCGGCGAATATTCTCGCATTGCGACGTCTTTTGACGATATTGATCTCGTGTATCGTCTTAATTGCGAAGGGACCTATAGAGTATGCAGGTTCTGCGTTGATAGGGGCGTGAAATTGATATATGCTGCATCCTCTTCTAAATTTGGAGATCCTCTCAATCAACATCTATCTCCTTATGCGTGGTACAAGGCCAAGAACGTGGAATTGATTAAGAATTTTGCGTCTTGGTTTGGTTTAGATTATTCAATAGCGTATTTCTACAATGTTTTTGGAGATGGTCAGATTTGTCGCGGCAGATATGCCACGGTGATCGGTATATTTATCGATCAGTGGCTTAGAAACGAGCCGCTGACAGTAGTTTATCCGGGATATCAGCGTAGAGATTTTACACACGTCTCAGATATCGTATCTGGGATAGTGGCGTTGGTAGATAGAGGGTCTTGTTCAGAATTTCAGTTTGGTACAGGCACAAATTATTCGCTGATTGAAATAGCGCGCGCATTTGAGCATCCGTACGTCTTTATTCCTGCTAGACAGGGTGAACGCAACTCGTCTTTAGCAGATGAGGGCGGGTCAATCGAGTCCATAGGCTGGAAAACGACAATAGACGTTTTAGATTACATAAAACATTTTATTTCAACTCATGAAAAAAAGTAAGTTCATATTAGGGGGAGGGCTGTCTGGATTGATCTATGCTTGGTACAATCGTGATTTTACGATCATATCGCCAGATCTTGGAGGTATGCTCAACGATAAATTTTTTGAGAATATCGTCTATTTACACGCTACAGAAGAGACGGAGAATTTTTTAAAAGATGTCGGGATAGAATATCGTTTGAAGACTCAGCTGATCAAATATTTTTCGAAGGGTAAGTTTTTGAATAGAGATCTGACATTAGATGAGAAAGTTTCCTTTATTAGGAAGAAGATGTCAGATCACGATTATCAGCCGAAAGACGTGAATCTCAGCACGTCTGAAGCATATATTAGTATTTTTGAATTTAATTATTCCGATTTACTTGAGAAACTTTCTTTAGCTGTCGACCATATTTGCGACAACGTTATAAAGATTACGAAAGACGAGATAATAACAGAGAATACTCGTTTTAAGTATTCTAAACTTGTCTCGACTATTAGCGCACCAGTATTTTGGAGATTATATGAACAAGGAGGCGACCCCGAGCTTCGTTCTGCTCAGACAACTTTTGTTACAGTCGATCGCGTCGGAGAGAGTGTTGAAAATTCTAAATTTGATCTCTGTTATTTTATAGATTCTGATTCTCCTCTTATTAGAGTTTCTCGTCGACGGAGAGATCAGGTTAGCGAATTTCTTTGTGAGTTCGCGGGCGAGTTGTCTCTTGAGGAGTGCGCGAATTATCTACCGCGAAAAGCTATAATATTTGAGCACAAAGTTAAACGATCTGCGATTGTTTTTTCTGACGCAAACAATATTCCTCCTAAGAACGTTATTTTTGTTGGTAGATTTGCTACGTGGAATCACGCATATAAACAGCAAGACATTATCAAAGCATCTACTGTTGATTTTGAACTTCAGAATTTGTGGAATATACAGAAACGTTTCACAGCAAATTTTGTCGATTTTAATAATATTGTAGACGATCGCACTCGAGAGCAGTTGTCAAAAGATTATTTTGTTGCTCTTATTCCTGAGATCGCTGAAGCCATATCTGAGATTAATTTTAAACAACACAAAAGCTCGAAAATTGTAGATAGATCTCTTTTAATAGAGGAGATGATTGATACTTTTAAATATTTCCTGAATATACTCTTAGTGTGGGACGTAACGCCTCAAGAATTTGTCGATCAATTTAAAAAGAAGTCAGATAAAGTTGAAAAACAATATAGTTTATTTAAGCGTAAATAAATGGATATTTCTAAAATAAGAACAAAATTCTGTATCAAATTTGGCGAGACGCCAAAGACGACATTTGTTGATAATTTGAGCGCTGTAAATGTTGAGATGCTTGATTGGCCAGATCCCGAACGACTTACGAAAGTATTCGTGAATATGAGTCAAGCATCGTGGTTTGAAGATTTCTGCGAAGATACTGATAGTTCCGACGTACGTGAAGTTATTGAAGATCTGTTTTCTGGTAAGATTCTTGGACAGGGACTAGAACATCCTCAGTTTGCGTTTAAAATTTCTGGTTTGTCCTTACATGGTACACACGCGCTTGTAAGAAATCGTGTGGGCGTAGCGTATCTTCAACAATCGCAAGCAGTTCAAGATTTTAGACACTCCAACATTCTTGTACCGAGAGCTTTTACAAAACATCGAGATCTATTGAAGAGATATGAAGAGTGGGTTCAGATTGGTAAACAATTATATGCAGATATGCTCGATACGGGAGATATCGCAAATACAGATGCTAGATTCTGTCTACCGAAGACAGTTCCTTCGTGGATATATATCACAGTATCTCTGCCGACGTTGCTCGCAATCTATGGAAAGAGATCTGATAGTCAAGAAGAACATCCAGAGATGAATATTGTGTCTGAGAAGATGAAAGATCTTGTTGTTGAGAAATTCCCGTATATGTCGAGTTATTTTGTCTCGTACGACGATAATGGCAGATGTTTGCATCTTAAAAGGGGATACGCTGCGAACTGCATTTTTAAGAGAGACGAGAAACATTTGATTGAAGGATATGAAGATGAGTGGACTTTGCACGATAAGACCAAACGTGAGTTGATGTTAGATTGTGAAATGTTCGAAGGGAGTAAATATTTAGGATTAAAACGCGAATAGCGACATTTTTGAAGATATAATTGTTATATTTGCATAAAATTTAAAGTATGTCGCCATGATGATTCAAGATTTATATCGCACCGAGCCCTGGAAGATGATAGTATGCACAATTTTACTTAATCAGACTTCTGGTTTTCAGGTTAAGAAAGTAATGAGACGTTTTTTTAAGACTTTCCCGTCTATTGAGATGATAAGACGGAGCTCTGTTGATTTGATTGAAGACGAGATAAAAGAGCTCGGGTTACAAAGAGTTAAAGCGAAGAGGATTAAATCTTTCTGCGATACATTTGATTTATCTATAGACATAATAAAAGATTCAATCATTGGTTTTCCGGGCGTTGGAGAGTATTCTCAAGAGTCTGTCGACGTTTTTATCGCGAGAATGTTGATAGATCCTCGCTCTATTAATGATAAAGAAATTAAGAAGTATGTTTCAAATGTTCTGCAGTTTGAAGATTTTAAAAAGACTATCGCTGATCGTCTGATTTATGAAGGTTGTAGCTCAGTTACTGGCGGAGCAAAAGTTCGCGAATCGATAAACTTTAATTATTGTTATGATTCGAGGCTATTTACTAGAATCTGCGACTCAAGGTTGGGTTACGTAGAGAAGAAGGTTGAAAATTTATCTGATCAAATTGCTAGAGTTACAGATAAATTGATAACAGACAATACGTCTCGACAGGCTGTTATTCAATTCGATCAGTCAGATCCTCTACCAAATTGTACAGTCGCTTGTCAATTTCAGATCAGAGATTGTAAATTGTTCGCGTCTGTGTTTCAACGAAGTCAAGATGTCGAGAAATTAGAGACAGATTGCGAGATATTTAATCGATTATCTTTGAAGATTATTGGTCAAATTGAGCGTTTAGACGATTATTTTGTGAATGTTTGTGTTGGCAATATGCATTATTATGAGTGAGACGTACGATTACATCAACCCTCAGCATTATAGACATTATTCTGTTGAGACTATCGATATGATGGAACGCATCTTTGGAATAGAGGCGGTTATCAGTTATTGCGAATTGACGGCTTTTAAATATAGGATGCGTGTGGGCATGAAACCTGATAATTCAATTGAGCAAGATCTTGCAAAGGAGAAGTGGTATAAAGATAGAGCGAATAAGTTGAGAGAGAGAAGAGATGAGAATTCTGGGAATTGATTTGAAAGTGTTTCGTATCTTTAAGTTGCCAAAGATATATGTCTATATTGGCAAATTAAGATATGGTAGTCCATATTTCTATCCATGGTATTATTGTCCAACAATAATAACGCGTGAGAGAAGGCTTTTTAGATGTCTATGTGGAATCAAGATGTTTGGACACCAATATTTTATAGGGACTCCAATAATCTTTAAATGTCTCCATCTCGGATGGAAAGATAAGTATGGAACGCCACGTCATGAGTGGAATCCAGCGCTCTATTTATATTTCTTCAAGTTTCAGATTTGTGTATGGTTCGGCTGTGAAGATTATTGGGAGCAGATTCTTTGGTTTTGCAATTACTGTGATTGTGATATAGAGAAAACTATTTCTACTTGGGGGTGGAGGGATATGCAAGGTAAATCGACATGGAACAATATTTATTTAAAATAAGATGATTAGAGGGACGTTAAATCAATTACATAACATATATAATCGTTATCAAGGCGAAACGAAAAAGGTATTGACGGTTTGTAGCGCGGGTATGTTGAGATCTGCGACTTTGCAGAATTATTTAATTAGAGAGTTCGGTTATAATGTTCGCACTTGTGGCACAGAAGATTATGCTCTTGTTCCTATAAGCGAAGCGCTTGTAAGATGGGCCGATGAGATTATATTTGTGAATCGTGAGAATTATGAGCGAGTGGCTGACGAGATTGAAAAATTTGGTATCTCTCAAGAGAAAATATTTGTATTGGATATACCAGACTGGTTTATGTTTAACGCTCCCGATCTTATAGAGATATGTAGATCTCAATATGCTTCAAAAGTGAATGAATCCGAAAATTTCAAGTTTTAATGATATGGAAAGAAAATTAGCAACGATTCAGAAGATTTCAGAACTGCGCCCAATTGAAGGAGCAGATAAGATCGAAGTGGCTCTTATGGAAGGGCTCGGCTGGGAGTGCGTTGTGAAGAAAGGCGACTTCGCAGTAGGCGATCGTGTCGTCTATATTGAAGTAGATTCTGTCATGCCAGAACGTCCAGAATACGAATTCCTTCGCCCTCGCAATTTCAGGATCAAGACGATCAAACTCAAAGGGCAGGTTTCTCAGGGTCTGATTCTAGATATAAGTAGCGTTCCTTGTGCAGAATTTCTTGCATTAGGTTCTGACGTTACAGATGTTCTTGGTATTACAAAATATTTATCTTCGTCAGAGCGTTTAGAATTTGAGGAACAGGGGCGCAGACTTCTTAACGAGAAGAATAAGTTAAAGAAGTTTATGATGCGCTATTCTTGGTTTAGACGTTTATTCTTATCGAGATCACAGAAAGTAAGTTTTCCATATTGGGTCTCTAAGACAGATGAGGAACGTATTCAAAATATGCCTCACGTTTTAGAACAATTTGCAGACGAAAGAGTATATGTTACTGAGAAGATCGACTATCAATCTGTGACGTTTACAGGTAAGATGGTGCCGAGGTTCGCAGGATTTTTTGGCAAGATTCTGAGATTTAAGAAATTTCAATTCGTTGTTTGTAGTCGCAATATGGTCAACAACGACAAGAGTTCACTTTACTGGAAGATCGCTCAGAAATATAACATTGAGAAGATCTTACGAGAGAATCCTACTCTGACTATTCAAGGAGAACAAGGCGATGCGAAGATACAGGGGAATAAATATAAGATTTCGGAACCTAAGATGTGGGTGTTCAATATTATAGATCACGAAAAGCACTGGCATTTCTGTAGATCAGAAATGGAGACGTTCTGTGCAAAATATGATTTAGATCTCGTTCCGATAGTGAAGCAATGTAAATTATCAGAACTTGGTTCGACTGTCGTAGAATTGGTT